TGATGTTAAACGCAGAGCAGAAAGCCTTGCTAACGGAAGCAGCCGAAAGGTACGCGCAGCACATAGACCCGCTGGCTCAGTCCTACCTACAGGGCCGAGGCATAAGCCCGGAAGTGGCAAGTTTATTCCTTCTTGGAAGCGTAGTCGATCCTAGTGTTGGCCATGAGCATGCTGTGGGGATGCTGTCTATTCCTTACATCACTCCTAGTGGTGTGGTTGGAATTAAATTCCGAAGACTAGATAACGGAACGCCTAAGTACCTATGGCCTACAGGGCAGAAGATTGGGTTATTTAATGTTCAAGATTTACATAAATCCTCAGACACAATTGCGATCTGCGAGGGTGAGATTGACACGATTGTTCTTAGCGGTTGTGTTGGTATTCCTGCTGTTGGCGTTGCTGGCGTTAGCCAGTGGAAAGCCCACTTTCCGAAACTTTTTGAACCGTACACAAAAATCTTGATCTTTGCCGATAACGATATAAAAGAGGATGGTCGCAACCCCGGCCAAGAGCTAGCCAAGCGGATTAAGGAAGACTTGCCATCGGCCATTATCGTTGGCCTTCCCGGTAATCAGGATGTGAATGATCTATACTTGGCCTATGGCAAAGACTGGTTTGATGAGAGGTTAGCAGCATGAGTACATTTGTTAGTTTATTTGCAGGTGTGGGTGGGTTTGATCTTGGACTTGAACGTTCTGGTCATACCTGTGTTGGGCAAGTAGAGATTGATAAACACGCGCAAAAAATTTTGAAAAAAAAATGGCCTAATGTGCCATTGCATGATGACGTAACCACCGCAGTTGAATGGGCAAAGGAGATTAATTTAATTGGAAAAGTTGACATTGTTTGCGGGGGTTTTCCCTGCCAAGACGTATCCGTTGCTGGCAAACGTGCTGGAGCAGGAACTGGGACACGAAGTGGATTATTCTGGGACGCTATACGATTTGCGCAAGAAGTTAAAGCAAAAACAATCCTCTTGGAAAATGTCCCGGGACTTTTATCAAGCAACCAAGGACGCGATTTTGGAACAGTCCTCACTACATTGGCCGACGCAGGGTATAGCCACATCGAATGGCGAATTTTGGACAGCCAATACTTTGGAGTACCCCAACGCCGTCGTAGAGTCTTCATTGTCGGAAGTGTTACAGACAGAAGCGCCAACCCGATATTCATTGAGCGTCAAAGCAGCGGAAGGAATACTTCGGAGAGCGAGCAAGCGAGGCAAAACATTGCCAGCGGTGTTGCAAGAAGCTTTACTTCATCAAGTTTTGCAGGGTACAAAGAAGGAAGCGGAACTTTAAGAGCCAATGGTGGTGATCTGGGGGGGGGCAGCGAAACATTGTTGGTTGCCTTCAAGCCAGAGATTATAAAGGGGTAGGCAATCAATACGTGGCGAAGAACAAACTTGTGGTTTACAAAAAGTCGTAGAGCGCAAAACGTTGATGATTATGAAACTTGGATAGCGGGGGGGGGTAATGCCTACCCTAAATGCTTTTGACAACGGAGATGTGAGGACTACGATTATGGCAATTACAGAACAAACAGTACGCAGGCTCACGCCAATAGAAACTGAACGCTTGCAAGGTTTTCCAGATAATTGGACTGATGGACAAGCAGATAGCCATCGTTATAAGCAGATGGGCAATGCTGTTACCGTCAATGTTATTGAGTGGATCGGTGCTAGGTTATGACAACCATTTGCGCTATTGAGGGACCAGACTGGGTAGTCATTGGCGCAGATACTATGTCCTCTACTGAGGATGGCTTTCAGATCACCATTCCCAACGGAAAAATTTTTAGAAATAGTAATATCGTCTTTGCCGGTGCCGGCGCTGTGCGCGGCATAAACATCCTTGAGCATGATTTTGTGCCACCGCAGATCACGGTCAAAGACATGGACAAGTACATCACTAGGCAGCTCATCCCTGCCATGCGCAGAACTTTTATCGAGGCTGGCTACGAGCTTGTTAAGTCCGAGTCAAGCGTAGAGAACGATAACGTCTGGATCGTGGTAGTCAAAGGCAAGGTCTATCGGATCGACGCTGACTACTCATGGGAGCGCACCACCGACAACCTTTATGTTGCTGGCAGTGGAGAGCGCTTTGCCCTTGGAGCGATGGCAGCCCTTGCCAATGGCGCGCTTGTCGATGACCACGTTAAGGCTCGCAAGATCGTCACCAAGGCGTTGCAGATCGCCAGCAAATATGACTCTGGAACAGGCGGTAAACTCAATGTCAATTTNGTNCAGGAGAGCAAATGAGCGGTTCCTATAACCCACATTTCATAGGCGGCCCATACGATGGTGGCCGGGTATCGCTAGCCTTCTGGGTGTTAGACACAATTGAAGCGCCATTTGACTATAATGACGAATTTATAACGTATGTCTGTTATGATATAGATCCTGAAACAAAAAATTATATTTACAANGGACAGCGCAACGTACCGAAGGGTAGGCCAAATGACCGAGAANCTACAGGTGACGAATGAGCCAAGCGACTTTACCGTCAGTATGTGGGAAGTGTTCGACGGCGCAGGTAACCTCTTGCTCAAAAAGCACCACGATTACGGACCAAAGAACATTTCACTTTCACCGGGCGGTCCGCTTAACGGCCTACGGGTGCGCATGTGGGACAAAATGGCGCGTATCAATCATCTCATCGACAGCGGTGCCACGCCAGAAAATGAATCTCTTAGAGATAGTTTCCTAGATTTACTCAACTATAGCGCCATTGCAATGATGGTACTGGATGGTAACTGGCCCGCGGAATGAAGACTATCGTTGTCGTTTCAGACCTTCAAGCCCCCTATCATGATGTGGGAGCGACAACCGCGTTAGCGGCATTTATCAAAGCGTATAAGCCAGACGAGGTGGTGAGCGTAGGAGATGAAATTGACTTTCCGCAGATCAGTCGTTGGGAGCAAGGCGGACCCGGCGAATGGAAATACGACATTGCAAAGCACCGAGATATTACTGTACGACTACTTGAATCTCTTAAAATCAGACATATCTCAAGGTCTAATCACAGTGACCGGCTGTACAATAAACTTCGAAACAATGCACCGGGGTTACTTGGTTTGCCTGAACTTGAGATTGAAAAGTTCCTCAAGCTGGATCAACTCGGAATTACGTATCACCATAGACCCTACGAGCTTGCACCAAATTGGATACTTGTTCATGGTGACGAAGGAAACGTTCAACCAACTGCTGGATCAACTGCTCTTGGACTTGCAAAGCGGGCTGGCGCAAGCGTCGTTTGCGGACATACGCACAGGATGGGTTTAACCCATTGGACGCAGTCATGGGGAACCAAATCTAAGACAGTGTGGGGCCTAGAGGTTGGCCATCTAATGAACCTCAAGCATGCTCGTTACATCAAGGCTGGGCTGTTCACTTGGCAGCAGGGCTTTGCGATCCTCTACGTCGATGGTAAGACCGTTACGCCGCATCTGGTGCCNATCATCGACAAGTCATTTACTGTGGATGGTAAAACATGGCGGTGGTAAAAGTTGGCCTAAGCGTTGGGGATGTAACTTACGCCACTATTGAAGCAGTGGAGCGTTACAACTTTAATCGATCTAATGGCAGCAAAATTACTACTGCCGCCAAGTCGTGGCCAGAGGCAATAGCTCGCGACATTCTTGGCGTGTGCGCTGAGATTGCAGTTGCTCGTTGGTTAAATAAGTTTCCCATTACGCTTTTTGCTGATCGCAAAGAAGGTGACGTGGGCGAATATGAAGTTCGATCAACCGCTTACAGCTATGGCAAGTTGTTGCTTCAACCGGGCGATAATTTAGATCGCAAGTATTTTCTTGTTACTGTTGACGATCATTATCAAGCCCTCATTATGGGCTGGCTGTGGGGCCATGAAGGCTTGCAAGACAAATATTGGGATACTTCTATGCCGGTTCCGTGTTATGCAGTTAAGCAACAATACCTTCGCGACCCAGAGGAACTAGATTGATTTGGCTAGATGAAGCTCAAGAGATTGCCCACACCGTTGCAAGGCAAGTCCACAAGCGATACAACACATACTTTGAGATTGATGATGTTAGGCAGGAATGTCTTGTCTGGGTCTTGCGCCGGCAAGACAAAGTCAAGGAATGGCTTGACCATGATAAAGGTTCTGAGGATTACAAGTCTGGTGTTAATCTTTTGGCCAAAACTTTGCAACGCCATGCGGATAAGTATTGCCGACGCGCTAAAGCGCAAGCGGTAGGGTACGAAATACGCGATGAAATTTTTTACTCTGCTGAGGTGCTAGAGCAGATCCTGCCATTCATTTGGAGTGAAGTAGTGCCTACGCACAACCCATCTGGCGAGCGTGTGTCCGGTGGTGGAGCGCCAGCAGAGGGCGGCAACTACATCATCTCGGTATTCGACGTGCGCAAGGCTAAGAACAAGCTCGAACCGGATGATCAGATAATCTTGCAAGCAAAGTATTACGAGCAGCAAACCTACGATGACGTGGCTACTGCGCTAGGAATATCTAAATCTTCCGCTGAGCGTAAGGTGAAAGGCGCTATGCGCCGCTTGATCAAAGAGCTTGGTGGCCCAGACCCTTGGATCAGAAAGCA